TAAACCAACCCAAAACCCAGAAACCAAAAACCAAAAACGAAAAAGAGGGGGGGGGGGAGCCGCAAACGGCATCCCCGCCGGTGGTTTCCATCCCCCTCAATGACGGCACTGAATATCCGGTGTCGCAGGAGCAATGCCAGGAATGGGCAGGCGTATACCCTGCTGTCGACGTGATACAGCAGTTGCGGGAGATGCGGGAATGGTGCCTGAATAACCCGGCGAAGCGGAAAACGGCGCGTGGTGTGCGTGGATTCATTACTCGCTGGCTTGCCAAAGAACAGGATCGCGGTGGCCGTAAGGGCGCAAAAGGCCCCGGCTGCAAATGCGAGGACGCTTGGGGGTATGTGTGATGGCGGGAGATTTTAAGCTGGCCGAGCTGTTGCGCCCATGCCGGAGATGGAAAGCGGCAAGGACGCCGGAGGTGACGTACCAGTCTCAGCAGCTCTGTTGGGACTGCGCCAATGTATACGGCGGCTGCGAGTGGTCGGCGCGGTTTGAGCCGGTTCCTGGATGGGATGCGATAGCCACAACACGGACGGTCGGCGGGAAGTTTGTAGAGAAATCTTTCAGCGTCCGTGCCTGCCCAAAATTCAGGAGGGGATGATTGAAAAATGTTTGGAAATAAGCGCTTGAAAGCAGAAATAGTCCGGCTGAGTTATCGAGCAGCAGAGCTGGAAGAACGGCTTTGCCCATGCGAGCAACATGACTGGAAACGCACCGGAGTTGATTACAGCTACGATGAAGCAGGCTGCTGCTACTGCGATGCCATGTATAACTACAAGTGCGCAAGGTGCGGTAAAAAAATGCGATCCTTCCAGCCGTACCTGGAATTGGATGGTGATCTGGGAAATGATGCGGATCGTGATTGATATTTACGGCGAAGACACGCAGGGCACGAAGGAGGCGGTGGCGATGCTGCTGGAGCCTCTGGGCCGTGTCCGGGTGGTTAGCGTCATTACCGATGGCAAGGAGGAGAAGCGGTGAACGTAGCCTATAACGTAGACTGCATGGAGTATATGCGGACGCTGCAGGACAAGGCGTTTGATCTGGCCGTAGTGGACCCGCCTTATGGAATCGGAATAGACGGTCAAAAATTGTCTATCAACAAGAACCCAAAGCATAACCGAAAGGAACACGCAAAAAGGGGGTGGGACACGCACATACCGCCTCTGGAGTATTTTAGAGAGCTGGAGCGTGTTTCAAAGAACCAAATTATATGGGGTGCAAATTATTTTGTCACCGCGCTGGAACATGGGCATAAAGGCTGGATCGTGTGGTACAAAGGCCAACAGGATTTGACTATGAGTGACTGCGAGCTGGCCTATTCCTCATTTGATACCCCGACAAGAGTTGTAATAATTAACCGCGGGCAACTTGCGCGCGAGGGCGGGACAATCCACCCGACGCAAAAGCCTATCGCTCTGTATGCGTGGATATTCTCACGCTTTGCAAAGGCGGGCGACAGAATATTAGACACGCATTTAGGAAGTGGATCGAGCCGGATCGCCGCATGGGACGCTGGGCTGGACTTTGTTGGGTGTGAGATCGACCATCACTATTTTCAGGCGCAGGAAAAGCGCTTTGCGGAACACACGGCGCAGATCAGTTTGTTTACTTGTGAGGAGGAAAAGCGGTGATTGCATTTGAGATCCCTTATCCGGCAACAAAGCGCGGTAAAGCGGCGTGGAACAAGCGGTTTGGCCTGAATGCGTATTACGCCGGTAAGCATTGGTCGCAGCGGAAGAAGGACGCGGAAGAGCTGCACGAGCTTGCCCACTGGGCAATGCGAAAAGCAGGAATTACAAAACGTCTGGTAAATCACCCCGTCAAGGTGACATTTTTCTGGAATGACAATCTGGACATCGACAATCACGGCGCGCTGGGCAAGGCCTTTGTGGATGCGATGAAGGGCTACATACTGCCGGATGACAACCCTGAGTGGTTCCGTGCCGTGGAACACAAATTTTGGAGCGGAGATACGATCCGCGTGGAAATTGAGGAGGCAGAATGATGGATGCTGTAAATTTCTTGAAGGAAAGAGCACGGATGTGCGAGGCAAATCAAACTGGCGAAATGACCTGCGAAAACTGCGCCGCATACAAGGGGGTTTCGCAGTGCTATAAGCTGGGTGAACCGAAAGACCCAGAAAAGATGGTTGCTATCGTGGAACAGTGGGCCGCCGAGCACCCCATCAAAACCCGCCAGAGCGAGTTCTTGAAGCTGTTTCCAAATGCGCCAATATATACGAACACACATAACGTTGCTTTAGACCCATGCCTTGTTGATACAGCGTTACGCGGGCATTGCCCGACTGGAAGAGGCTGTGATATTTGTCGCCGCGAGTTCTGGATGCAGGAGGTGGAGGAATGACCCGTGAAGAGATTTTAGCCGCTGCCAAGCAGTGCGTGTGCGGAGACCGGGACCAGGATTACGGCAGCCCGGAAACGTCTTTTAACATGATCGCGGCCCTGTGGGAGCCGTATCTGCGGCAGAAATGCGTCAACCCGGACGGCGACGTCTGTATCACCGGCGCTGACGTGGGGGCTATGATGTGTCTATTTAAGCTGGCCCGCATCGCCACCGGCCACGGCAAAGCAGATAACTGGATTGACCTCGCCGGTTACGCTGCCTGCGGCGGGGAATTGGAGGACTGATTATGAGAGATACAAACCTCGTAAATGCGCTGCGTGAGCACGCTGAATGGGCGGAGGGGAACCAGTGGGAAACGCCCATTACCCTGTGCGATGATCTGACAGAAGCCGCTGACCGGCTGGAGAATCAAAGCACCCACATCGCGGCGCTCCAGCAGGAAATTGAGACGCTGCGGGGGCAGCTGCCCCGGTGGATTCCGGTGGAGGCGCGGCTGCCGGAGAATTTTCAGAATGTGCTGTGTTGGGGTGAATATTTCCGCTATGGAGACTTTAATGCAATGTTTGCAGATTACGCACTCGGCTACCAAATCAACGGAAGCTGGGGCGGTGAAGTCGCAAACGGAACAAAGGCTCATGCTTTGGCGTGGATGCCGCTGCCGGAACCGCCGGAGGTGGAAAATGCTTGAAGTGTGTCCCATGACACTGCGAGAAGCCAATGCCTACGTTGAGCAGTACCACCGACACCACGGGCCTGTGGTGGGGCATAAGTTTTCCATTGGGCTGTCCGATGGAGAGAAAATCGTAGGCGTTGCCATTGTGGGGCGCCCGGTGGCTCGTCATCTGGACGATGGCTGGACGTTGGAGGTCAACCGGCTTTGCACAGACGGAACTCGCAACGCCTGCTCTATGCTGTATGCGGCGGCGTGGAGGGCGGCACGGGCCATGGGCTATAAACGGCTTGTGACTTATATTCTGGACACAGAAAACGGGGCCAGCCTACGGGCTGCCGGGTGGAAGTGCATCGGGCAAGCTGGCGGTCTCCGATGGACAGGCAAGCGCAGACCAGAGGTTGATTTGTGCCCCGCACAAATGAAGATCAGGTTTGAAAGGACGGAGGAAATGTGATGGGAAATGTTAATTGCCTGCGTTGCCACTTTAGGCATGAGGATAACGGGAACTGTACTGCGGTCGGCGGGTTCTGCACGGCGGTCCAGGCGGCGCACTGCCCGCTGCTGCGGGAATATTTGGACACGGAGCTGACACCGGAGGAAGTGTCTGAGCTGGTTAAAGACTGGAGCGACTTTTGCACGATTGTCGGAGAGTGCGGCGGTCTTGATCGAGTAAGAGCGCTGGCCGAGGCCAACAGAGACGGTCGGCTGGTGGTGCTGCCATTTACCAGTGGGCGCACTTTGCTATGCAAGGAAAACATCGACAGTCCGCGACTTATGAAGGATGTAGAGCTTGCAATTCGCTATTGCAGCAGTTGCGGAATTGTGTTTCACATGGATTACAATGTATTCTGTGATCTGGTAAAACAGGGGAGAATTACTGTGGTAAGCGAAGAGGCGGAGAAAGCATTGGGGGCGAAGAAAGCATGAGTAAAGCTGTTATGTTGAGCATCCGCCCCAAGTGGGTGGAGAAGATCGCCAGCGGCGAAAAGACTATCGAAGTCCGCAAGACCAAGCCGAAGCTGGAAACGCCGTTTAAGTGCTATATCTACTGCACGCTGCCAAAATATCCGCACGAGGACTTCATTGCGACGGACTATCCAATGCCACAGTTTTACGGCGGCGGCAAGGTCGTCGGGGAGTTTACATGCGACCAAATCATAGACGCATGGTGGGACTATGTGCCGGATGCCATTACAAGAGAGGTTACGGGCGGCAATTTAGAAGCGCTGGACGGAATCGGCATGACGGACGAAGAACTATTTAGCTATGTCGGAGACAGCATGAGAGGCCACTGCTACGGCTGGCACATCTCCGACCTGCTGATCTATGACCAGCCGCGGGAACTAAGCGAGTTCCAGCGTGCAACTGACCCGTGCGATTCTTGCCATGCAGAATACACATGGGAATGCACAGGCTGCAAAAAATTGAGCGGTGACATTAAGCGCCCGCCCCAGAGCTGGTGCTATGTGGAGGAGGGCTGACAATGGCTGAATATAAAATCTGCTTTAGAGTGGCTGGGGCGTTTGGTGCTCAAATCAGCTTTGAGGCGAAACCCGGCGTATCCTATGAGGACGCTGTGTCGGCCATTGATAAAGACAGACTTGCGGAGCTGATGTGCCTTTCTGTCTTGGGCTGCTCCGCAAAGGATATTGAGATTATCACGCCGGAACAGTACGAGGCGGAATTTGGAGGGGACGAAGATGGCTGAATGCATTGAGAGGGAAGCGACAATTAAGCGCATCAGAGAAGTTTATTGCGTAGGCTGCAACAGCTACAACGGAGTAAGATGCCGTGCGTGTGGCACAGGTGACGCAATCGACATGATCGAAGATGCCCCAGCCGCCGACGTTGCCCCAATCGAAGCGCTGGAGCACCTACGGGACGAGCTGTGCGAGCAGGACCTAATCACCATGGAGGGGCTGAGAAAGTTGAACACGCTGATTTGGAAATACACAACGGTGCATGACGGAGGGCAATGCGAATGATAGATAACGTGATGGTGAATATTGGCGCGGCCTTTATGATTGTCGGCGGTGTTGCGCTGGTGGCGATTGTTCTTAGCTTGGTAATCTATGCCGCCGGTTGGGCTTGGGTAGCTGCAAGTGATAAGTGGAGGGATATCCTCCGAGCAGAAAGCCTGATCTATGAATACCGCATGAATAGAGATGCCTATATCAAGTGGCGGAGAAATGCGAATAAGACTGTAGACAGTTCTACGTCGGTGACGCTGTGTAAGGACTGCAAGCACGGTTATGAAGATACTGGCGGACTGTGTTGTAGTTATGGGCCGTGCGTGGATTGCATTGTACCGGAAGATTTCTTCTGCTCCTATGGCGAGAGAAAGGACGGAGGTGCTGACCATGAGGCTGATTGATGCTGACGCAATCCTGAAAGCAGACGAAAATTCCGATAAAGCGCTTGTTCTGGGAAGCGGGAAAGCTCTGGAAATAGCTTATGCCTTGTTAAAAAAGAAGGTGGCGGACGCCCCCACCGTGGATGCTGTGATCGTGACGCGGTGCAAGGACTGTAAGCATTTGTGCGTGTGGAACCGAAAAGATATATACGCATTTTGCCCCAAAACAAACATCGTGTTTTTGCCATTTGATAAGGACACAAGGACATTCTTTTGCAGCTTCGGTAAGAGAAAGGACGGAAAGAATGGCTAAACAGTCCGGCATGATTGCCTTTGCCGAGCAATTCGCCCAGGCGAAAGTAGACGCCGCCCAGAGGCTAACCTCCCAGTACATGATCGATACCCTGCAAATGACCCTCCACCAGACGGAGGGCTGGGGGTATGAGCGCATCATGCGCCTGACGGAGGCGTGGCAGCAGACCCAAAAGGAGTACACGCCCGCCCTCAATTCCAACGACCCGGCGGCGGACGTGATGCAGGAGCACATGGACCGGGTGATGGCCCAGATTATCGGCGGCAAGCAGGATTTGAAGCCATTCCCGGAGCGATACCATGAACTGCGGAAAGTGACATACGGGAGGTAACATGACAAACGATGATAAAGCCCTGCTAAGGGCATATGCGGAAAACAACATGATCCTGGAGCAGGCTGCACGGCAGGTCTATATGCACCGCAATACGGCGGGCTACAGGTTTGAGCGCATCAAGAAAGAGACCGGGTTAGACCCGCAGTGTTTTTACGATCTGGTGGCACTGCTGCGGAAGATTGGGGAGTGCGTATGATCGAGGTGATAGCATGAGCACATTCCCGGAGCGGCTGCGCAAATTGAGAGAATCTGAGCGGCCTGCTAAAAGCATGAGAGTGAAAGCGGAGCTGATTGGGATCGGGCATGATACGCTGCGGAAGTACGAAACCGGGGAGAACGAACCGGCTCTCAGCCAATTGAAGCTGCTCGCGAATCATTACCACGTCAGCTTGGATGAGCTTGCATGGGACGAGGGCGAGCGAGAGGGTAAACCTTTATAGTATCGCAAAAAAAAATGGTCTTTGCCCCCAATTCGGGGCAAGCGCAGAAAAATATGTGTCAGAATGAGGGTGCGGGGTTATATCCGTATCCTCATTCTTTCCATCCTTTCTTTCCTCCTGACCCCGGCGGATGCCGGGGGTATGCAGACGTAGCTCAACCAAAAGAGCGGCGCTTTGGTGATGCCATTGCGATGAAGCGGGTGCAAGCCCCGCCGTCTGCACCAGATGCCGGGTCGCACCCGGACAATGTGAGACCGTTCGTCATGGCTCACATGGAAATGAAAATGGTCGCTGAAAACTGCGCTTGTCTTGATGCGTCAAGACCGGTTTGACCTGACGGAATAGGGGCTGCGACTTTTCGGAGCGTAGTTGCCGGTAGCGTGTGACAATCTAAGCGGCAAGACGGCCAATATGCGGCATAGGTGCCCCGTAAGGGGAGACCACAGCGAGTGACGGGGACTTTCCCCGAAGCGCTAAAGCAGGGCAGGACTGCAATGCCGTACCATCCCGGCCAGCGGGCGAGGAAGCGTAAAAAGCTAAGTATCAGGCGGCTGGTATAATTGCCAAGTTCCTGATGGCTGGTAGGAAGACGCAGCGCAGCCGGGAGCCGATAAAAAGACCTTGCGTACCATGTTTGGCTCAGGGAGATCCGGACACGCAAGATGTGTATGCCCCTCGGGGCGGGTAAAGTCTGCTATGTAAGGCCAAGGGGTGGGGGCTGGTAGCAAAATAATGTTAAGAGGTTATGCGAAATGAAAATGAAAAAGTATGTTGGCACGAAAATCATTGAGGCAGCCCCTGCTATTCGCAAGGGTGGTACGGTCTACGAGAAGGACCAGCCCATCCCCAAGAGTATGGACCCCGAGGAAGATGGCTACAAGGTCCGCTACCAGGACGGTTACGAGAGCTTTAGCCCAAAGTATGTGTTCGAGGCCGCATATCGGGAAACAGACTGCCTGAGCTTTGGCCTTGCCATTGAAGCAGCGAAGAAAGGGAAGAGAATTGCCCGTCGCGGATGGAATGGAAAGAATCAGTATGTCGAGCTTGCGGAGCGCATCAGCTATGAGAATGCTGCGCATGAGGTGATCAACGCCATTCACGAAGCTATCGGTAACAAAGCGCTTGCTTTTGTCGGCACATCCGGCGTGCAGCTCGGCTGGCTGGCATCGCAGGCGGATATGCTTGCCGATGACTGGATGCTCGTGGAGTAAATTATTACCGGTAGCAAACCAGGAGGATGGCATGGAAATCACAAAACGGCGGCTTGCCGATTGTGATTGACCGTGACGGCGTGATCGTAATCGGCCACTGCCGCGCTTTAGCGGCAAAGAAGCTGGGTATGGAAGAAGTGCCTAAAGATGGCGGTTCAACTCCGACCTCGCTGCTACAAAATGCCGTGTTGTGCAACCAGAGAAAGGAGGGGTAAAAGTGGCACGGACTGGAAGGCCGAAAAAGGTAATAAATCAAAAGCTGTTTGAGAACCTATGCGGCATCCAGTGCACGGAAGCAGAAATCTGCGGAGTGCTTGAGTGCAGCGCGGACACCCTGAATCGATGGTGCAAACGGACGTATAAAATGACTTTTGCGGACACATATAAAAGCAAGAGTCAGGTAGGAAAGTCGAGCCTGCGGAGAGCGCAGTGGAAGCTGGCCGAAAAGAACGCAAGCATGGCCATTTGGCTGGGGAAACAGTACCTTGGACAGCGCGATATTGTTGAGCTGGGCTTGCCGACGGATAACACGCAGGAGGACGCTTTGAGCGTGAGCCTGCGTGAAATGGCAGAAGGGCTGGAGAGCGATGATTAGCGCAAAGCAGAAGAAAATTCTCGCTTATCCATATTCCAAGTATGATGCGCTGATTTGCGACGGCGCTGTGCGTTCCGGCAAGACCTCCATTATGATGTGGGCGTATGTGCGCTGGGCGATGGAAAATTTCAGCGGTCAGCGTTTTGGCGTGTGCGGCAGAACGGTGGACAGCTGTACCAAGAACATCATCGTACCGTTCACGGCGATGAGCCTTGCAAAGGAACGTTATATCGTCCGCTGGCGGCGCGGTGACAAGGTAATGGAAGTGCGGCGCGGAGCCGTGACAAATTACTTTGAAGTGTTCGGCGGCAAGGACGAGGCGAGCTATACGCTGATCCAAGGCCGCACACTGGCGGGTGTGTTGCTGGACGAGGTGGTATTGATGCCACGCTCATTCGTGGAACAGGCGCTTGCACGTTGCTCCGTTGACGGCGCGCGGCTGTGGTTCTCTTGTAACCCCGGCAGCCCACACCACTGGTTCTATCAGGAGTGGATCAAGCGGAGCCGTGAGCGTAATGCACTGTATCTACACTTTGAAATGACGGACAACCCCGGCCTGAGCAAGCGCACCCTTGAACGGTACGAGAATATGTATGCCGGTATATTTTATGACCGGTATGTGCGCGGCCTGTGGGTAGCGACAGAGGGCATCGTTTATAAGGACTTCGCCAACGATACAGAAAAGTATTTGATCGGAGACCCTTTGGAGTGGGCCAAGCAAAACGGCACCAGCTTCTCAATCATTTCAATTGGCGTTGACTTCGGCGGTACAAAGTCCGCAACGAAATTTCAAGCCACCGGGATTACAAAAAATTTCCGGGTTGTGGCGTTGGAAGAAGAATACATCAAAAACGAAGAGATTGACCCGGATGCATTAAACCGGCGTTTTGCTACGTTCTGCCAGTTGATAACGTCAAAGTATGGTTACAGCCAGACACGAGCGGATAGTGCGGAAACGGTGCTTATACGAGGGTTGGATCACACGGCACAAAAACTCCGGCTGGGTACCCAAGTCAAGAACGCACTGAAAATGCAAATCACAGACAGAATTCGGCTGGTGGTGCTGCTGATGAAGCAGGGGCGGTTCAAAGTTTCCAGAAACTGCCCACATCTGATCGATGCACTGCAATCCGCTATTTATGATCCTGATAAATTTGAGGACGAGCGCTTGGATGATGGCACGTCCGACATCGACAGCTTGGATGCCTTTGAGTACAGCATTGAGCCTTATTACAAAGACCTGGAACGTGCCGGTCACATGATGGGACGGTGAAATAGTGAATATTCGCAGAGCATTAAAGGATCTTGGGTTTGACACGGTCGACAGCAAATTTTACTCTCTGATCGACCTGTGGGACGCATGGTATAAGGGAAACGTTGAAGATTTCCACAGCTATACGGTGTGGAATGGCATTGAAGAGCTGGAGTGCCACCGTTATTCGGTTGGAATGGGAAAGAAAGTCTGCGAGGATTGGGCCAACCTCCTAATGAACGAGCGAGTCAACATCACGCTTGAAGGCAAACAGGAACAGGAATTTATCGATACTGTTTTTGCCGATAACAATTGGGAGGTCAAGGCTAACGAATCGCAGGAGCGCAAAGCGGCAGTAGGAACCGTTGCGTATGTGCCGGTGATGGAAGGCATGGGAATTAACTCAGATACAGCAGAAATCATTGACTCTGGCCGCATTCACATCAACTATGTCAGCGCCGGGAACATCTACCCGCTGACGTGGGATAACGGCGTTATCCGCGAGTGTGCGTTCGCATCCACTCGAAAGGTCGATGACACAGAATATACTTACATCCAGGTGCACAGGCTGCGCAACGGCGAGTATGACATTGAGAACCATCTGTATGATGCAGAGGAAATCCCACTGGCCAGCGTGAAAGGGTTTGAGACAATTCCCCCGGTGGTTCATACCGGCAGCGACAAGCCGCAGTTTGTGATCGACCGGCTGAACATTGCAAACTCTGACGAAAACAACCCGCTTGGCGTGGCTGTGTTTGCCCACGCCATCGACCAGCTTAAGAGCGTTGACATTACCTATGATAGCTATGTGAACGAATTTGTGTTGGGCAAGAAGCGCATTGTGGTGCAACCGGAGGCAACCAAGAGCATTGACGGTCGTCCAGTGTTTGATAAGCGTGAGACCGTTTATTATGTACTTCCGGAGGACAGAGGCGGCAACGGCAACATCTTACAGCAGGTCGATATGTCGCTGCGGACAGCGGAGTTTAACACCGGTATGCAAGATATGTTGAACATCCTGTCCAGCAAGTGCGGTTTCGGTGAGAACCATTACAAATTCAATCAGGGAAGCATCGCAACTGCCACGCAGGTCATCAGCGAGAACAGCACCCTGTTTCGCACAATCAAAAAACATGAAATTGTGCTTGAGCAGGCAATTACAGAGTTGTGCCGGAGCTTGCTCCGCATGGGGAATCGGTACATGGGCGCATCCCTCAATGAGGACGTCCAGATCTCCATTGACTTTGACGATTCCATCATTGAGGACAAGGGCCAGGACTTTAATCGTGACGTGCAACTTCTTAATGCTGGCATCATGAACGATTGGGAGTTCCGTATGCGCTGGATGAATGAGGACGAGGCGACCGCAAAGGCTGCGCTGCCGAAGATGCAGGACATGACAACCGAAGGACAACAGGAGGTAGAGTAATGGGCGGCAGAGGCGGAGCTGGTGGCGGCATTGGAGCCGGAGAATTTGGGCGTGGGCGCGGTATGAGCCTTGCGCGGTTTTTGTCACAGCAGGATATTAACCGAGCAAACGCTGCGTCTGTCACTGATATGGGCGATATTATCAGGCGCACATTTGAGCGCAACGCTGCTGAAATCAATGGGCTTGAGCTGTCGGACGCTGAAAAGAAAGACGCCGTAAAGCAGATGGCAACTCTCGCAACAACGGCACTAAAAACGGCGGCAGGAGCAGTCAATCCTTATGCAAGCGGGCCTGCGCGTCTGACAACGGCGCAGAAAACAGGAAGCGCCGCAGACAGAGCTGCAAGAGCGCGCGGTGAAATGGATAGCTACATGCGGAAATTGCGTGACCAGTCCAGTAAAAACCGCAAAGCAGCAGAAAACAAGGCGTTTTCCAATGCCTTTGTAACAGCGCAAAAGTCCGGCGCGTTGGAAGTTACGGTAAACGGCAAGAAATACCGCAGAACTAACAAGCGCAGCGGTACATGGCGTCCGGTATGATTAACTTTGAAAATCTCGACAAGTTCACATTCCCCGGCGTTGGAAAGTACGACATTCCGCAGATCGAGCCGGTCAAGGCATATCCGCATGGCGAATTTATCCCTGTGAATTACCATTACACAGCAAAAGACCAGGCAAGCAAAATCGTTCATTTCTTTGTGGACGATTACCAATTCATTCGATATTGGAACACGCCGGACAAGTACATTCCGAAACTGTTGCAGTTTGCGGCGGTGTGTGCGCCGGACTTCTCCACATACACGGATATGCCGCTGGCGATGCAGATATACAACCATTACCGCAAGCATTGGTTGGCGGCATACTGGCAAATGCACGGCATGACGGTTTACCCAACGATTTCATGGAGCGACGAGCATAGCTATGATTGGTGCTTTGACGGTGAGCCTGTCGGCGGTGTGGTGGCTGTCAGCTCGGTAGGCACACAACAAAACAAGGAAAGCAAACGCCTGTTTCTGCGCGGCTACGAAGAAATGATGAAACGGCTATCCCCGGAATGGGTGATATTTTACGGCAAAGTGCCGGAAGAATGTGACTGGAACGTGATACGGGTAAAACCGCATTACGACGATATTGTGAAACGGAGGAAAGCGAAATGGGCGGAAGGGGCGGAAGCGGGAGCTTTGGTTTTGCATCAATAAATGCTACCCGATCGAAAATTGCCAACCTCAAAAAAGAACAGCTTTTCATTTTCTCTCCATCGGGCGATTTGCTCTATAAGGAGCAAGGAACAGCTCAACATACGGGATACGGAGATGCCGACTATAAAGGGAATATTGTTTTACACAACCACCCGGAGGGTGTTCTCCCTGTCCCGTCCCTGAAAGATATTGAAACGTGGCAAAAATCAGGAGCAAAAGCAATCATAATTGAAAGCCGGGATGCAACGTTTACATTATCAGGACCTCACAACAAGGGATATTATGAAACACTCGCATATAATCACAACGCCGTGCGCCGCGCCGTAAGGGAAGCGGCAAGTAAGGTATCGGCCGATTATAAGGCGGGAAAGTATAAAAGCGTGCAGGAAGCCAGAGAAGCAAGCAGAAGAGCACAAACGGAAGCGACAAATAACGCATACGCCAAGTTTGCAAAGGCTGCTGGCGTTAGGTATTCCTTTAAGTGGAAGAAAAAGTCATGAAAAAGTCATGAAAAATTATCCTTTTACTCCTGAGCTACTGGATGCGCTCCCCGAAGAGCTGGCTGAGCTGTTTCGCGACCTTGAAGATACCTTACTGGCGGAGATATGCTCCCGGCTGAAAGCTGCGGATGAACTGAACGAGGCAACGGTGCAGGACATCCGGGCGTTGCGGTCCCACGGCATCGACCTAAAGGAAATCAAGAAAGCAATCCGCGAGACTTCCGGCATCAGCAAAACTAAGCTGGACAAGCTGCTGGGAGATGTGGTCGCAAGGAACCAACAGTATTACACCGATATGATTGACCTTGCGCATATCACCCAGCCTGAGACACTGGTTGACGCTGCGGAAGTGGCGGCGATCAGGGCGCAGACACTTGATACATTCCACAATCTGACCGCATCCATGGGATTCTTGGTGGACGCTGGGCGTACGATGCTCCCACCTGCCAAAGCGTACCAATGGGCACTTGACAGCGCAACGTTGCAGGTGCAAAGCGGTGCAATCAACTACAATCAGGCGATTAAAACGGCTGTGAAGGAACTTGCGGACAGCGGTCTAAAAGTGGTTGACTACGAAAGTGGTCATCGGGATCATGTCGATGTTGCCGTGCGAAGAGCAGTAATGACCGGCGTATCTCAAATCTGCGCCAAGTATACGGAGCAATCCGCAGAATATCTGGATACACCCTATTTTGAAGTTTCGGCCCATGTTGGCGCACGAGATAAGCCGGGACCGTCACCTTGGTCATCGCATAAGGATTGGCAAGGCCACGTTTACAGCGTACGTGCTGGGGACATTTACCCGAGCATTTATGACGTTTGCGGCCTGGGCGCTGTTGACGGTCTGGAAGGGGCCAACTGCCGCCACAGGCGGTTCCCGTGGGTTGAGGGCGTGTCCGAGCGCACTTACACGGATGAACAGTTGGAACACATCGATGATGGCCATGGATGCACATTTGATGGCAAGGATTACACGGCATACGAGGCAACCCAGATGCAACGCCGCATTGAGCGGACCGTTAGAAAGCTAAAGCGCGAAAAAGCCGCCTACAAGGCCGCAGGATTGCATGAAGATGAGACTGCGGTAAACATACGCCTACGGCGGTTAAACGCTAAATACAAGGCGTTCAGCGCGGAAGCTGGCCTGCCGGAGCAACCGGAGCGGATGCGCATCTATAATGCTACTCCCATTTCAAAAAGCATAAAAAGCACCGGTAATGGCAACAGCGGTTCCCCGGGAGATCCGGTTTTGGTTGGTACTGTTGATTTTTCTGATAAAACAGCAACCATGAAAGTTTTAAGCGATGCTGAGAAAGAACTGGCTGATTTTGATTACGAAGTTAATTACTCGGTGACGAAAGATGGCAAAGTCTGGCGCGTCTCCGGGGAAGCAGCAACGGTAGACTTGTCTGCTATACCGAGCACCCTAAATGGGTCATATTCGTATCACAATCACCCGCGTGAAAAAACGCATTACTCTTTTAGTGCAGAAGACGTTGCGTTCTTTATGGACAGTAAAGAAGACCTTTCCATTGCGTCTGATGACCGATTTATATACATTATGAGACGAACAGCCAAAACCGTTGAAAAGGCTCGCGATGTGGTGTACAATCGCTTTAAGGAACTGGAACGAACGGACGTATTTGAGATGATGTGGAAAGGGCAGATAAACCCGGACGTTGATAAGTACCACGAAGTAATGAAGATTTTAAGTAAAGAGCTGGAGGTTGACTATGTACGCAAAGAAAAAAATAAATGAAAACCATCCACTCTTTAATGAGTACAAGGCAAAATGCGACGCACTTTTTCATGAATGCTGGGCTAAAGTAGATGAAGAAAGGGCAAAATACCCCGATTGGAAAGGACGAGACCACCCATCTGATTTGGCGGTATATGCAATTGAGAAAGAGTGCAACTCAAAGCTTAGAGACCTACAACGTGAATATGATTTCCTGTTTTCCGAGGTGACGGACAATGAATGATGATATCATGCGCGCTGTGGAAGCTATTCTTAAACGTGGCAATGATGCGGAGATCCGGCGCAAGGGCGACGGGTACATCGTGTTAGAGGTCAAGAAAACAATCAAATATTCAACTCCCGCGTAATTGGGCGCGGGAAAGGGCAATAGGAGCCAGCTACCGAGTTTTTCTCGGCGGTTGGCTCTTTTTCTTTCGATAAAACCCGCGAGGCACAGCGGTTTTTATACAATCTATCGCCGCGACGAACTGCGGACAAGGGAAAGGAAGATAGAACAATGGCACTTACACGTAAACTTTTGAAGGGCATGGGTCTCACCGACGAACAGGTGGATACCATCATCGAGGCGCATACGGACACCGTGGACGGCTTGAAGGCTGACGTCAGCAAATACAAGGCGGACGCGGAGAAGCTGCCCGGCATCCAAAAGCAGTTGGATGACCTCAAGGCAGCAGGTGACGGCGGCTATAAGGAAAAGTATGAAAAAGAACATTCGGATTTTGAAGCTTATAAGTCCGGCATCACCGAAAAGGAAAGCAAGGCGGCAAAGGAAAAGGCTGTCCGGGCTTACTTTGAGAGCAAAAACATCACCGGTGCAAATCTCGACCTTGCCATGCGCGGATGCGGCGAGGAAATGTCTGCATTGGAGCTGGACGGCGAGAAGATCAAGGACACCAAGAGCCTTGACGCTCTCGTAGACGGCACCTATAAGAGCCTTGTTTCTAAGCCTGCTGTCCGGCTGGACATGGGCGCACGGCTCAACGAGGGCGGAAAGCCTATGACCAAGGACGAGATTATGCAAATCACCGACAGAACTGAGCGGCGCGCTGCAATCGCCGCAAATATGGATTTGTTTAGAAAGGAAGAATAAAAATGGCTGTTGATCCTAAGCTGATTAAGAAGGAAGATCTCGCCCGTGTTCGTGAGATCGAATTTACCGAGATGTTCGGCTATTCCATCAAGAAGCTGATGGAGGCTCTGGGCGTTACTCGTAAGATCGCCAAGCAGGCCGGTACTGTGCTCAAGAGCTACAAGGCTACCGGCACTTTGGAAGACGGCGCTGTGGCTGAGGGCGAGACCATCCCCCTGAGCAAGTACAAGACCGAGGCTGTGAACTACAAGGAGATCACCTTGAAGAAGTGGCGCAAGGCCACCTCTGCCGAAGCAATCGCCGATCGCGGCTACGATCAGGCGGTTGAAATGACCACCGATGAAATGCTAAAGGATGTGCAGAAGGGCATCCGCAAGGACTTCTTCGACTTCCTCGCAACCGGTACGGGTACGGCCAGCGGTGCGACCTTCCAAGCGACCTTGGCTCAGGCATGGGGCCAGCTGCAGGTGCTGTTCGAGGATGACGAAATCGGCGCAGTGTATTTCATGAACCCGCTGGACGTTGCGGACTATCTCGCAACTGCCAACATCACCCTGCAGACCGCTTTCGGCATGACCTATGTCGAGAACTTCCTCGGTCTGGGCACTGTGATCTTGAACTCCAGCGTCCCAAAGGGCAAGATTTACGCCACTGCCAAAGACAACATCGTCCTGTACTACATCCCTGTGAACGGCGCTGATCTGGGCGAGGTGTTCAACTTCACCACCGACGCCACCGGTTATATCGGCATCCACGAGGAACCCGATTACACCAACATGACCGCATCCGATACCGTTATCAACGGCATGGTGCTGTTCGCCGAGCGCATTGACGGCGTGGTTGTCGGCACCATCACTCCGGCAGTGGGGGGCTAACCGAACTGCTGAGTGAGCCTGACCCTGAAACCCCTGTTTTCTCCGACATGACAAAAGCTCAATTGCTTGATTATGCCTGGGAAAACGGGGTGGACGGGGTCAGCAGTTCAATGCGCAAGGCTGACATAATTGCAGTATTGGAAGGGAGCTGACCCAATTGACATACGCTGATTACACATACTACTCCGGTGTCTATATGGGCACTGTAAGCAGTGGGGATTTTCCGCGTCTGGCTGTCCGGGCCAGCTCCTTCCTCGATTATTTCACGCAGAACCGAGCCAAGGACAACGTGGATCTGGATGCGGTAAAGATGTGCTGCTGTGCGCTGGTTGACAAGTATGCGGTTATCGAAGCTGCGCAGGCGCTTGCAATGAAGAACCTTGCGACTGCTGCCGCTAATGACGCAGAAGTCAAAAGTGAAACGGTGGGCGGTTATTCCCGCACACTTGCGACCGGCGGCGAATCTGCCGTTTCCGCACTGAACGCTACGGATGGAGCAAGAAAGCTGCTCGCAGAGACCTGCATGGAGTATCTCGCCCATACCGGCTTGCTGTACCGAGGGAGGGGGTGCGGATCATGTACGCTCCCCACACTGTAACGATCTACAATCCGGTCAAAGAAACCGACAAGGAGACGTTTCAGGAAACGCAAAAGCTGTATGTGACCGTACTTCGTGGCGTGATGCTGCAAGCGTCTAAGGCGGTTAACGTGCGCGAGAGCGGTCTTGCCGGGGCTGATGCAGTTGACCTCTACATCCCGTTTGGCGTGGAAGCTGTGGACGGTTTTACCGGCAAGGTGAAAGCCTATGTCGGTCCGCAGCGGTTTTACGTCGCAGAGGACAAAACCGACCTGTGGACGCTTTCTGTCAAAGGCAATGGTGGGACAACGTTTTTCATCAAAGGCGAGTTTGTGACGGACAATGAAACTGTGGCGCTGGCTCAGGACAACTGCTACACCGTGACCAAGGTTGACGAGAAAGATTTCGGCAGCGTTGATATGCAGCACTGGCAGGTCGGAGGCGTGTGATATGGCGTTGAAAATTTCCGTTCAGACGGACGGCATGGACGCTGTAAAAGAGGCCGTTTCCAATGGCTGTGATCGCGCAGAACACGTTCTGGCGGTGCAGGTCGCAAAAGATACCGCTCCGTTCGTACCTATGCTCACAGGCTCTCTAAGGACGCGTACACGGGTAACGGGAAACACGGTTGTTTATCCAGGGCCGTATGCCAGATATCTGTACTACGGCAAACTGTACGTTGATCCGCTGACCGGAAGCTCTTATGCGCGGAAGGGCGTTACGAAGGTTCCGGCAGTGCCGGAGAAGGATTTGATTTTCCACAGAACCGGGACCTGCTCCCATTGGTTCGAAGCATCCAAGGCACAGAACATGGAGAAGTGGGTGCGTGTAGCAGAAAAGGCGGTGAAGCGTGATCTCTAAAGAAAAACCTGTAATGCTGGCATCCAGCAGCGAAAAGGCAGACCTTGACCGCCTGATGCTGATTTGGGCAAACCGTTTCCCCGGTATTCCGGAGAATGTGGATCTGATCAAGTACGAGTATTTCGCGGCAAAAACGGTAGGCATGGCGCTTTCCTCCGTTCAGGGGGCCGTTATCACCAAGAAGTATATCTGCGGCGGATATCAGTCGGAGTATTCGTTCGAAATCCATTACCAGATCGCACCACCCGGCAAGAGCGACGATACACGCTTGAAGGCGGTTGAAGTGCTGAACAAATTTGCGGACTGGGCGCAGATGCAGCGACCGGACATTGGAGAGGGCAGGCGCGCCCTCCGCGTTGAGACTTCTGCGTTTGCATCGTATCTCGGCGCGACAAGCGACCAATACGAGGACTACATGGTCCCGCTAAAACTGATTTACGAGGTGAATGTATAATGGCAGATTTAACTTTTGCGACGCCCGAAGGTCAGACCATTGACCGCGAGCTTTTGATCGCGTATCTGAATACCGGCTCTAAGGAAGCTCCCACTTGGAGCGCCATCGGTAAGCGCGTGGAGGATTCCAGCGAAGAGATGGACTGGGGGCAGGAGAGCAAGCAGGACATTCTGGGCAACACCTTCACCACCATGAAGAAGCCCGTTATTTCCCAGACCTTTGATCCCATCCCTCTGGATGCCGGTGACGCTGCTGCGGTGAAGATGTGGAACCTTGCCGTCAAGGATCATGACGCGCAGGCTCTTGCCAATCAGGATATGATGATTGGACACTTCTACGCTACGTCCGGCGAGGCGAAGTTTGCCGAGCGGTATGATTCCTGTGCTATTGCCGTGACCGGCATCGGCGGTGACGGCGGCGGTACGCTCAACATCACGAGCGAGATTACTTACGGCGGCAATCGTACGCTGGGCACCATTACCAAGGATACCAGTGGCGTGACCTTTACGGCAGGGGCTTAAAAACAAAGGGGCGGGCGCAAACCCGCCCCAATTTCGGAGGCTATTATGAAAGACCTGATTTTCGATACCGGTTTAGTTACCTACAACATCAACGGCAAATGCGAATTCTCTTTTAACCCCACCGACAGCGCCTTTGTGGAAAAGCTGTTTAATGCCTTTGATATCCTCGACAAGAAGCAGGATGCATACAAGGCAGAGGTGGAAAAGACCGCCAACAAGCGGGAAGTTTTTGAAACCGCCCGGAAGATGGACGAGGAAATGCGCGAGATCATCAACGATGTGTTCGGCTTTGACATTTGCTCTGCCCTGTTTGGCGAGATGAACGTATATGCGCTGGCGGACGGCCTGCCTGTGTGGGCGAACCTGATGCTTGCCATCATGGATGAGGTTGACACCACCTTTGCCCGTGAGCAGAAAGCCACCAACCCCCGCGTGAGCAAGTATACAAAGAAGTACCATAAATGAGGTACGATCTTCCGACTGCCGTAGAGGTAAACGGCACTGAGTACCAGATACGCTCTGACTATCGCGATATCCTGACGATCATTGAGGCACTGTCTGACGCTGAGTTGTCGGAGGAAGAAAAGGCCGAGGCCATGCTTGACATTTTCTATCCAGACTTTGCGGAAATGCCGCAGAGCGACTACGAGGAAGCGATCAAGCAATGCGCAAAATTCATCAACTGCGGCGAAGAGCAGCGTGAGGAAAAGCGTGGGCCGAAGCTGATGGATTGGCAGCAGGACTTTCCCCTGATCGTTGCCCCAGTCAACCGCGTTCTGGGACAAGAAGTCAGATCTGTTGAGTATCTGCACTGGTGGACGTGGGTATCCGCGTATCAGGAAATCGGGGATTGCACCTTTGCCCAGGTTGTGGGAATCCGCAATAAAAAGGCAAAGGGGAAGAAACTGGATAAAAGCGAACAGGAGTTTTACAAGCAGAACCGGCATCTGGTTGACTTCAAGCGGCAGTATACGAAACAGGACGAGGACGTTATCAGCAAATGGATATGAAAACCGCCCTCCGGAGAGGGCGGCGCGTTAGATGTTTTTCATAGCTTTTGCAATTTCTTCCGCCTGTTGCCGCATGGCATCGGATTTGTTTTGCTCCATAGCCGAAATTACGGAGTCTCTGAAAACGCCAGGTGACTTTGTACTTGTAAACAAAAACCGATCAGATGAAGTGTCAATTTGCAATGCTCCATATTTATACTCTCGCCATGACGATTTTACAGACATACCGTTTATCTTGTTAATTGGCACATCTACTGAAATCTTTTTCGGTACTGAAACGCGAACAATGAGGCGTTTGTTTGTCAAAACAACATGGTTCATGGTCAGCCTGAAAATTTCGTATAAGACCGGGAATGCAAAGACCCAAGGGGAAAAAAACCATACGTCCTCCATTTGCATTAAAGAAGCCTTGCACACGGCAAATACAAATAAAATGCACCACGATATAAGTGGGATACATGAAAATTTGAGCGTGTCAAGAACTTCTTCGCCCGGCAAAAGAACTGCTGTTTGCTTTTTTCGCATGGAGGGCTCCATTTTCTTTGTTGGCGTCGAAAAATCCCAATCACATCTTTCGATTTTTCGCTTGTAGTATGAAATTTCTTTTCTTGAGTAGTCATAGCCTGGTAAATCGTTGATGTATTTTGCAACGAGTTTAATATCTGCGCTTGAGTAATTTGTGCATTTTTTTAAGTATGCGGAGATTTCAAAAGCTGAAAGATACACGGTTGCTACAATGTTGACGTCAATTTTATTCTCGTTTTTATCAAATAAATTACTACACATTTGTGTGACATGATCTTCCATTGATACCAACTCCTTTTATCAAGCATAACATAAAATGCATAAAAAGCAAGGGAAAGAAGGCGATTGCATGGCAGATGGCTCCATCATCATAAAGACGGACATTGATGATAAGCAGGCGCAAACGGAATTAAACAGGCTAACAAAAAAAATCGATGCGCTCAATGAAAAAATCAGCGATAAAAAACAAGAGCAGATGCCGCTGGTTGAGCAATCAAAACAATTAGGGGCTATTCTCGATGACGCAAAGGCGAAGCTGGACTACATGAAAAGCGGAGATGCGTTTTTTACATCCAGCTCTATAAAAGATCAAGAGCGAACAGTAGCATCATTACAAAAAGAATGGGATGGTGTGCAAAAAAAGGTTGAGACTATGGATGCGTCCATTGCAAAAGATACCCGAAGCCTTGAACGAATGAGTAACCGAGCAGGAGAACTTTCTGCGCAGCTTGCTGGGGCAAAAAGACATACTCAGGGAATGTCACCTGCAGCCCAAGAAGCGGCAAAGCAGATGGATAAGTTCACTAACCGCATCAAGGGCCTTGCTCGACGCGTTTTCGTTTTTACGCTCATTACAAAAGCGCTCCGTGCATTAAAAGACTATATGTGGAGTGCCATTCAAACAAATGAAAAGGCCATGAAGGCAGTTTCAAAGCTAAAAGGGGCTTTGATGATTTTGGCGCAACCCATTTTAAATGTACTTATCCCGGCATTTACTGTTTTTGTAAATGTGTTGACACGTATAGTCAATACAATTTCCGACCTTGTTTCAAAAATATTTGGGACAACGGCAGAAGCATCTGCGGAAGCTGCTGAGAATCTGTATGAAGAAAGCAGTGCAATGGATAAAACCGGGAAAGCCGCAAAGAAAACAAGTAAATCTTTAGCATCTTTTGACGAAATCAATAAGCTTTCCGGAAACGATGACAAAGCCAAAAATGGGCCGGATTTTGCAACGGGAATTAACGATCAACTTAGTGCGATCATGGAACTGTTTACCGGTGCGCTTCTTCTTGCCATCGGCGCAATTTTAACATTTTCCGGCGCTAATATTCCGGTTGGCATTACCCTAATGGCTTTAGGCGCTGCGGCAATCTGGGGCGCTGTAAAGACAGACTGGGGAGCAATCGCAAAGATGCTGCAAGGCCCAATCGGAGTTGTTACTGCAATCCTGTCAGTTGCGTTGCTTGCAATCGGCGCAATTATTTTGTTCTCCGGAGCAAACATCCCATTGGGCTTAGGATTGATGGTTGCCGGTGCAATTGGGCTTGCGTCTGTTATCGCAGCTAATTGGGATACTGTTAAAAAGATGTTGCAAGGCCCAATCGGAGCCGTTGTTGCGCTTTTGAGCTTTGCGCTACTCGTAATTGGTGCAGTGATTTTGTTTTCCGGCACGAATATCCCCCTTGGCCTTGCACTAATGGCTGTTGGTGCTGCTGGGATGGCGACGGTCATTGCGGCAAATTGGGATACGATCAAAGAGGCGTTGCAAGGGCCTGTTGGAGCAGTTGTGGGGCTGCTTTCAGGCGCATTGCTTGTATTGGGTGCAATCTTGGCGTTTAGCGGTGCAAGCGTCCCACTCGGTTTAGGATTGATGGTTGCCGGTGCAATTGGGCTTGCGACTACGGTTGCGGCGAATTGGGATACAATTAAAACCTTGTTGCAAGGTGCTATTGGCGGCGTTGTTGCCGTGGTTAGCAGCGCACTATTGGTTATCGGCGCAGTCTTAGTATTCAGCGGAGCCGCACTTCCTCTCGGAATCGGCTTGCTTATTGCCGGTGCTGCCGGTCTTGCGGCAACGGTGATTGCAAACTGGGATACAATAACAAATCTGCTGGGTGGACCCATCGGAGCAATTACGGCTATGATAAGCGGCGCTTTGCTTGTCTTGGGCGTAATCCTTGTGTTTACCGGAGTTGGTATCCCTCTCGGTTTGGGAATGATCGTAACCGGAGCGGCTGGACTTGGCTCTGTGGTGGCACTCAACTGGGACTATCTGAAAGAAAAATTAAGCGAAACGTGGGAAGGTATCAAAGCCTGGTGGCAATCAAGTGTTGCAAAGTATTTCACCGTTGAATATTGGCAAGACCTTGGAAAAAACATTATTGATGGGTTGCTCAATGGTTTGAAGTCAGCGTTTGAAAGCGTGAAATCTTGGGCTTCTAATGCAATGAGGAGCATCAAAAATGCATTTACAGGCGGCGGTAACGTCCGCACACCTGCCATCAATTCCGCATCCGTTCCGCGTTTGGCGACCGGCGCAGTTATTCCCCCGAACCGTGAGTTTTTAGCGGTACTGGGTGACCAGAAGCAGGGGAACAATATTGAAGCCCCTGAATCTGCTATCGAGGCAGCGGTGGCCCGTGGCATGTCGCAGTATGGCGGTGGCAATCAGACGGCAATCCTTAAAATCGGCGAACAGGAATTGGGCCGCATTATCTTCAAGCTGAACAAGGACCAGACGCAGCGCGTCGGTATTAAAGTGACCTAAAGGCGGTGTATATGAATTACATCAAAATTAACGGGACTTCATTTGATGTGAATGTCGCGATCTCCAAGTACAACGAAAATTTCAGCGTTCTCGATGGGGAGAACGCTGGGAGATCGAAAGACACAGGCCGGATGATCCGCGATGTTCTGGGGACGTACATCGGGCATAAGGTGACTGTTTTCCGCAGAGGGAACGATTACAGAAGCTATGATGCGTTCTGGAACTATCTCAAAGCCCATTCCATTGACGATTCCGTTTTGCTTGAAGCTGCGGACGGCAACACAACTATTTCCTATCGCGCATACTACACCAGCGCATCGCACGATATTGAAAAAGTTGAAAACGGGATCAATTATTGGGGAGAAATTGAAATCCATTTCATCCCAATCGCACCGCAAATCACGCGGTAAGGAGGGCGTATGGATTATATCATGATCGGCCCCTACCAGTTCGACCGGGATGCATCTAAGGATGATATGCGCTTAGACTACTGCTCATCTTTTCAAGAAGTTGCATTGGATGAAAGCAGCCTTTCGTTCGATACGGTCAGCGTAGAGGTTTGCACTAAAACAATAGGCGCACAGCTTTCTGCACTCCCCAATAACACTCCCATCATTGTTTACAGAGGCGGCGAAATCAAAGCAAGATTTGTAAGCAGCGGCGTTTCCCGTATCGGGCCTGTCACTTATCAGCTTACAGGGCGGTCCCCTATGGGCGCACTTACCGGAATGGTGCACACCGGCGGCATTTATACTGGCGAGACCGTGGAAGAGGTTGTAAAAGAAATCTGCGGCAACATCCCTTCGCTGATAAAAAGTGTATATGCCGGAGTTAAACTTTATGGCTGGCTTCCTTATGCGGATGGGAAAGAACGCTCTGCACGAGACAACCTCGCACAAGTGCTTTTCGCCATTGGGGCTTATCTCCGCACAGACCTAAACGGTGTTTTGAGAATTGAACCCTTGTGGGACGGTACGGCATCCTTGATTGATGTCGACCGATCTTACACTGGGGGAACCGTGAAATACGATTCACCCATCTCTGCCGTGACGGTAACGGAGCATCAATACGTTGCGGGAACGGAGGTAAAGGAGCTATTCTCCGGCACGGCGCAGAATGGCGATATCATCACATTCTCCGAGCCGATGCACTCCCTCTCTGCGACTGGCTTCACAATCTTGGAAAGCGGCGCAAACTACGCCAAGATCTCCGCTGGCACTGGTGCACTGACTGGCAAGGCGTATATCCACAACACCCGCCTAATCACGCAGCCTGTGACGGCAGGCGCGGCGGAAAATGTAAAGTCTGTTACGGATGCTACGCTGGTATCTCTGGTGAATTCCTATGCCGTGGCGAAGCGTCTTGCAGACTATTACCGATGCCGCGAAACCATCACCAATGACATTGTAAGCGGGCATGAGAAACCGGGCCACGTGGTAAGCGTGTACCATCCGTATGACAAAAAAATGGTTTCTGCATGCATCCAATCTCTGGACACCACCATGAGCGCGACGCTTAAAAGCAGCATGGATGCATTGGTCGGCTTCACCCCCGCGCAGCCGGAGGCGGCGGAGTATCTGGACAAGCGGGTAGTCCTCACCGGCTCCGGCAAGTTCAATATCCCGGAAGGCACCACAACGATCCATTATGTGATGATCTCCGCCGGACAGGGTGGCTACTGCGGCGAAAAGGGCGAACCCAGCGGAACAGCGCCGCATTTTACCCATAAAAATGAGCAGTGGGGAGACACAATAACAGGCTACGCGATGGGGCTGGGCGGCAAGGGCGGCCCAGGCGGCAAGGGCGGAATGGGCGGCAGGATCGTCGAGGGCGATCTCGACGTGTCCCAGCTGAAAAGCCTTGCTTATGCCTGCGGAAAAAGCGGCAAGGGCGCCGAATTCAGCCCGGACGATCTTCCCGGTACGGACGGCACGGATACGGTGTTCCACGGCATGACTACGGCGGGCGCGTCTGCCCCCGATTTGGGCTTCACGGATCCCATCACCGGCGAGCAGTTCGGCGGCGTCGGTGAGGACGGCCTTCCTGGCGGAAACGGCGCCGGACGTGATCCGTCTGTGAGTGAGTACACAGATGATAGCGTTCAGCAATACGTCAATGGCACGGTTGCTTATGACGAGGACGGGAACGCTTTTACCCCCGGCCCTGTGGCCGGCAGCGATGGGAAAGTCAGCATGACCAGAATCGCATCAACAAGCACACCGCGCAGTTTCGGCTGGTACAGTTCCGGTCTGGGCGGCGGCCCGGCGGCGGGAGCCAACGGCAAAGCCGGATCCTCCGGACGCGGCCTGCCGGGCGAGACAACCGTTGATGTGACCGGCGGCTCCGGTGCGGACGGCATGACGGCCACGCTCACCCCCTCCGAGCCGAGGCGGTACGGCAGGGGCGGACGCGGCGGCTACGGAGGCGGCGGCGCTGGCTCCGGCGGCATTGCGGTTAAAAACGGAAGCGGTACAACAACTGCCGGAACACTCGGCGCAGGCGGTTTAGGCGGCCCGGGCGGCCCAAGCGCGGACGGCTGTGTTATTTTGTACTACCGCAAATTCGGGCAAGCAAAAGCAGGGCCGCTGGTCCAGCGTGGCGGCGGGCTGTTTTTTGACCGCTTGAACAAACTTTTTATCGTGTGAGGTGTGAAACATGACGCTTGAACAGAGAGTCGCAGTCTTGGAGGAGATCTTCGCTAAGCTGCAAGACTACTACACATCCGCCTACTCCGGCGAGGAGATCGACGCGCGGCTGGCCTCCGCCGGTGTGCCTATCGGTATCACCAAGGAGTACAAGAGCGTGACCGAGATGAACCAGGACTTCACCGGTACGGACGTCCAGCGCGGCCAGTTTGTCCTGATCCTGCCGGACAGCACGTCCTCCGCGGACTACGGCAAGGTGTACCTCAAAGGCACGGCCAACTGGGTGTATGCCTTTACCCTCACCACGCTTACCTCCATCAAAGGCCCCATTGGCCCTCCCGGCAAAAAGGGCGACCAGGGCGATCCCGGCGAGGCCGGTTCCAGCTTTGCCATTCTGGGCTATTTTGATACGCTGGACGCCCTCAAGGCAGCCGTCCCCAATCCAAAGGCCGGTGACGTGTACGGCGTGGGTACCGCACCTCCGTACAACATCTACATCTGGGATTCCGTCCACGGCAAGTGGGTACCCAACGGCAACCTGCAAGGCCCGCAGGGCAAGCAGGGCATCCAAGGCCCTGAGGGAAAGCAGGGGCCGGAGGGCAAGCAAGGCCCGGAAGGCCCCGTGGGCGGCTCCAGCAACTTCGTTCGCTATGATGCCGCACAGGAGCTCACTAATGAGCAGAAAACACAGGCCCGAGAGAACATTGGTGCGGGCACCGTGCAGAGTGCAGTGCTTTATACACCGCAAAATCTTACTAGTGCACAGCAACAGCAGGCGAGAGAAAATATTTATGCTGCGCCAGCAGATAAGTTCCCATACTTTAATGTTTCCACTGGGACTACTGTGGAAAAAACATTCGAGATACCAAACTCTTGGAGGACATATCTTGTTATCTCAACTTATTACGAGAAGCTCGGTATATGGATGGTATTGCCAAATGGTCAAGTAGTCATTCCTGTGATTGCGAATTCTGCAGTTACGATAACTTGTGAAACTGGTAAAATCCATGTGAAGGGCGCGCAAGTTATCACAATAATTTATCTCGGAAATTCTTGACCTGCTTAACTTAGGTGACGGTTTAGCTTTGGCGAATGGAAAATGGAAGTGGCTGATTCGATGAACTTTTGCGTGTGCTGCGGAGCTATTATCCCGGAAGGTCGTCAGGTGTGCCCAATTTGTGAGCGAAAATGGCCTGAATTTTAACCTGCACGAAAGCAAGTCGGACTTTGATTTGCACGAAAGCAAGTCGGAGCTCTGACACTGACGCGGACAAGCTCTGTGCGTCAGGAGCCTAAAAAACCAATTGAACCCGGTTGAATTTCAACCGAAAAATTTGAAAGGGGTATACATTATGGAAAAGAAGTTTGCCGAGATCATCAACGAGGGCTGTAAGAGCGGCAAGACCATCGAGGCTATCAATGCCGAGCTGAAGGAGGCTGGTGCCAACTTCCACCTGAATTCTGACGGCGGCGTGGCCGGTTGGAGCGAAAAGGAGATGGCCGAGGGCTTTATCCCTGCCGAGGATGACGGCACGGACGGCATCTACAAGATCGCCAGCGACGGCAAGCCCGTCCGCTTTTCCCACAAGGCACTGGGCGGTGGGGTATACAGCACCGCCATCCCCGTGATGGATCGGGACGAAAGCCGCGCCGGTACTGTCATTACCGTTGACAGCTGGCAGCTCACTTACGACGAGCGCGGCTACTGCCGTGAGCGTGGCCGGGTGTGACCACCGAAAGGAGGTACACTATGAACGCTTTGCACATCAAAAACACGGTGTTGGCGGTGCTGGCTGCGGCTGGCTCTGCCATCGCGCAGGCTCTGGGGGGCTGGGATATGGCGCTGAAAGTGCTGATCTGTTTTATGGTGCTGGACTACGCCACCGGCTGGATGGTAGCGGCCATCTGGCATAAGTCCAGCAAGAGCGGCACCGGGGCGTTGAGTTCCGACGCCGGGTTCAAGGGGCTGGCGAAGAAGTGCGTCATGCTGGCGCTGGTATGGATGGGGGCATTATTGGATCAGGCCACATCCAGCGATTTTGTACGGGACGCGGTGTGTATGTTCTTCATCGCCAACGAGGGATTGTCGATTTTGGAGAATACGGCAGTAATGGGGGTCCCCTACCCCGCATTTGTTAAGAATATGTTGGATGCCATTCGTCAGGCCAGCGATCAGGGGAAACAGAATTCGGAGGCTCACACATGAGCACGAGAGCGGGCACCGTCCCGCTCTCCGATCTCCAATTTTTGAAGATCTATTTCAATAAGCGGCGTCTCCGCTCCACCACGGCCAACTTGAAAAAGATGCTGGCGGAGGCGGGCGGGGACGCTATCTGCAATGGCTCCATTTTCCTGCGGAACCAGACACCGGCCTGCCATTTGAAGGCAGACGGCAAGGTCCGCAAGGCCCCCAATTACCGGGCGTGGGCCATCAGCTGGGACACCCCGGCGGACTTCGGCGTGAAAACCGTGCCCAACGGGGACCGGAATTATATGGAGTGCGTCCACCTCATCATCGGCGGGAAGAAGATCAACCCCGTCACCTGCGGAGCAGATATGCGCTACCGTGCGCCACGAACGGCCATCGGCACCAAGAACGGGCGGTTCGCCTATTATGTGAGCAAGGACCGGCGGTCGCCGGAACAGCTTCGTGACCTGCTGGCATCTTCCGGTTGGGACGACGCCATTATGATGGACGGCGGCGGGTCTACCTGCTTCATGGATTCGACAGGCAAGGGCTTTACCGGGGACGGGCGGGTGATCCCGTTCTTCCTCGTGTGGAAAAAGAAAAGTGGGGATGCGTGTGAGCCGAAAGGAGAGAAACCAATGGTAGAGATCAACGCCTATTCCAAGGCGAAGGACGGCGATAAGAAGCTGTCCACAAACTTTAAAGTGAAAGAATTTGCCAGCAAGGACGGCTCCGATGCCGTGCTGGTAGCGCCTCGGTTGGTAATGGTCTTGCAGAGCCTCCGCAGTCACTTTTGCGCGGCTGTGACTATCAACAGCGGGTATCGGACGCCCCAGTACAATACCAAGGTGGGCGGCGTGACGGACAGCCAGCACTGCTACGGCACGGCGGCTGACATTGTGGTACGGGGCAAGACCCCGGCGCAGGTGGCGGCTTATGCGCGGCAGCTCATGCCCGACTGGGGCGGCGTGGGGGTTTATGACAGCTTTTGCCATATCGACGTGAGAGAGGCCAAGGCAGACTGGAAAGGATAAAACCGAAAGGAGGGCCAGAAGATGGCAACATCCACGCGGAAACGCGCTCTGCAAGTCTGGGGAACCCATGGAAAAAACAAACCGAGAGATCCGGGCGCTGTTGTCATCCATGGCCCCGGCCCGGGCGGCGCAGGCCGTCCGGCTGGTAGGCCTCCCGCCTGACGAGGAAACAGCGGTGCTGGCGGTGGACGTCCACGGCCAGAGCTGCCTACAGGCGGCGGCGCTGCTCCACGTCAGCGTGGACGGGTTGGCCAAGATCCGGCGGCGTGCTTACGCCAAGATCGCGGATGATATGCAGGGGTAAAAAGGAAAGCCGTGTCCGAATCGGACAAGGCTTTTTCTTTGGGCAGTTTAAGTGGAATCTTGAGGC